AGGTTAACGAATTTTGTTTGATTAACCCATCACTTAAACCAGCATTTGATAAACTTGTAGAACATGCACTTAAGATGCAGGAAGTTAAAACAAGAATTGACTACTTAAACGGATTTAAAAACTCACAATCACCAAACATAAACTCATTTGAACTATGACACTATTTATTAACAGATTACAAAGGTTAATCAAACTTAGAGAATTAGCCATCTCGGATTCAAACATTGAAAAGAAAATACAAGCCGACCTACTTATTAGGCAAGTTTCAGAAAGAATCAACTACTTAACACACTTTAGATATGAAGAAACCAATTAAGTCAAAGTATCCAGAGCTATTAGAAATAAGAAACAGACACTATCAAGCAACTGAGGAACTAAAAGAAGCCTTCAAAAGATACAATCAAGCCCGCAAATTTGTAGAGAAATACAATACTGAGGAAAACTACACCCAGATGGCTCAGGCTTTAAAAGAATGGGACGAAAAAGACAAAGAACTGGATCAAATCAAATCACAAATTAATCAATTCACAAACTTAAAATTCTATGGAAAACTTAACACACTGGAAGAAACTCACTAATCCTAACTACATAGGAGCTGAAATCCTGCAACCCGGTCAAGAACTTAAACTCACTATTGAGAAGGTCCAAAAAGAGCAGGTTAAAACTGCTGAAGGCACTCAAGAATGTATCGTTGCGTACTTCAAAGGAGGTCAGAAAGGAATGATAATAAACAAGACAAACGCAAAAATCATTACTAAGATTTTGGATACTCCATACATTGAACAATGGGCAGGCAAATCAATTATTATCTACGCAGCTAAAGTTCGTGCATTTGGCGAAATGGTAGAGGCACTTAGGGTTAAAAATCAAAAAGCATAAAACCACTTAAAAAAAATGAATATTTTTAAATCAGAACCAATGGTGAAGCACAGTAACCAAGTTCACACAACAACAGACTACTTTATGTTCAAGCCTATTGATGGCAACAGAAACAAAAACCTTCTTCACATTAAACGACTTCAGAAGTCAATGGCTGAAAACTATTTATTTACTATTATTATTGTTAACGAAAAATTTGAAATCATTGACGGTCAACATAGATTTGATGTAATTCAAGAGCTTAAATTACCTTTACACTATCTTATTTGCAAAGGTTATGGATTAACAGAAGTTCATGTTTTAAATCAAAATTCAAAAACTTGGAATGCTGAGGATTATCTAACTGGCTATTGTCAGCTTGGATATGAGCATTACATTGAATACGCTAAGTTTAAGAAACGATTTGAATTTGGTCACAACGAATGTTTACTTTTATTATCTAATAATGATAATGGCAGCAACATAAAAAATTTCTATAACGGAGAATTTAAAATAAAAGACTATAACGTGGCTGTTGATAAAGCTAATAAAATTACAATGATTGGTAAGTTTTATGATGGCTATAAAAGAAGGTCATTTATACGAGCTATGTCGCAGATGTTAGATAAGCCTTTATTTGATTTCACACATTTTATTCAAAAGCTACAAATACAGCCTTTAGCTCTACAAAATTGTAACGATGTGGACCAGTATAAATTATTGATTGAGGAAATTTATAATTATAGAACAAGAGAAAAAATTAATTTAAGGTATTAATTATGTTTGATAATAACAGATTCGGGTTAATTACTGGCAGTAAATGCTCTATATTATTCCCTAAAAGAAGTGCCGAAAAAGGACAAAGGACCTATGCTAAACAATTAGCTAACCAAATGTTCTTTAAGTTCTACGATGAAAAAGGAACTTGGCAAACTGAACATGGACACTTAGCAGAAAGTTCAGCATTTGAATACTACCAGCAGCACTTTTGCAAGGATGCAGAATACCAGCCTGACTTTGAAATGTACATGGAATACGGAGGCTCAGCAGATTGCATCGCAAATGATTGGGGAGTTGACTTTAAATGTCCAACGAGCTTAGAGGCTTGGTTAGATTACTTACATGAAGGAATAGATGAACAGCAGTACCACCAATGCCAAATGTATATGTTCCTATATGACCGTCCAGAATGGCATATCTGCGCTTACTTACTTGAAACCAACCGAATGAGCGACAATGGTTTGACTTATCCAGTAGACCATTACAAACGAATGATAGTAACTAAGGTAAAAAAAGAGGAAGGCTGGAGCGATTTGCTTATTGAAAGAGGCGAACCAGTAATCCAAATGAGAAACGAATTTTACACCAACTTAATTAACAACTTTAGATCATGAAATTTGATAACCCTTTTTTAAAAACACTTGCCAAAAAGTATGATTTCAATGTCCTTGCTGAGTGGGCAATCTACATCCAAGATGCTAAAGACAAAGACAATTTAAACGAAATTGAAATGATGATTTACGAATTGGCAAAGATTAGCGGGTACACCTTTGAAGATATAAGAGGTACTTGCAGAAAAAGAGAGCTAATAGAGGTTAAACACATTGGCCGCTATATAGCTTGGAACAATCAGTTAGGTTCACTCTCAGAAATTGGACACGCTTTTGGGCATAAAGACCATTCAACAGTTATTCATTCCAGAGATTTCGTGGACAGTATGTTATCAATCAAACAGAAATCATTTTTAAATACTTTTGAAAAATATAAACACTTACTACATGACACTAAATAAATTAGAAGCCTTAGTAATTGACTGGGCGAAAGAAAGGGGCTTAGACAAGCTGGAACTACACGAGAAACAGTACCTTAAGTTTCTTGAAGAAGTTGGTGAAACCTGCCGAGCTATACTTAAACAAGATAAGCCTGCAATAATTGACGGATTCGGGGATATTGCAGTAACAATGATTGTACTAAACCTTCAAATAAGGTCAATAAGTGAGTTCAGAACTTACGATGGTCATTCAACCAACTGGACATTTGGCGATTTAGTTAGACGAGTTCAGCCTGATTTCATTAATCCTATGGCTATGGATTGTTTGGATACACTTTGTCATCAACAAGGATTGAACCTGGAGGAATGCTTAGAGTCAGCCTATAATGAAATTAAAGATAGGCAAGGTAAATTAATCAACGGAACATTTATTAAAAACTAATATGAGAGCAAAATCACAGAAGGCTGCCATGTTCAGCCTATTAAATTCAGGTATTAAACTTGACTTGTTAAAAGCATTTAAACTGACCGGTAGCATGAAACTATCTACAAGAGTAAGTGAATTTAGGAATTTAGGATGCGAAATAACCGGAGAGGTTAAACATTTTAAAACTAAGTTTGGTACAAGTGGTAAACTAATGGAATACCAGCTCAAACCTAACAAAGCAAGTAGAGAATTGGCTAAGTTCTATGTGAATAAGTAATTGTTTGCAAACTTTAAAAGCTAACTATGTTTGTTTCGGTTTCGCAGCCATTATGTATATGAAATTAATAGTAAAAAATATTGCCGTTTGGTACAGAGTTGGGACTCATATACTCCCTTGCGAAACTCTGCATCATTCGGCTTTTATATTTTATGGCAGATAATAAAAAATCATTTGTTTTGTATGCCGATATCATACATACAATATCAATTTTAGATGATGCTAAGGCTGGAAAATTATTCAAACATATATTAGATTATGTTAATGATAAGAATCCAATTAGTGATGATATGTTCATCAATATTGCCTTTGAACCAATCAAACAACAATTAAAAAGAGACCTACAAAAGTGGGATGAAATTAGGAGTAAAAGAGCCGTAGCTGGTAGTATTGGTGGGCATTCTAAAGCAAAACGAAGCAAACCTAAGCAAAACATAGCAAATGCTACTGATGCTAAGCAAATTGTAGCAAATGTAGCTGATAATGTAAATGTAAATGTTAATGTAATAAATAATAGTAAAGACCATATCACAGATTTATTTATTTCTAAGACTCAAAACAATTGGCAAATAGACTTTGCTAAAAAAGAGGCAGAAAAGTTTTACAATTTTTATGAATCTAAGAATTGGTTAATAGGTAAAAACAAAATGAAATCAGTAGAACATGCTATAGCTAATTGGATTTTAAGAGTTGATAAACCAATTCTTGTAAATACTCCTAAACCTTTTGACCATTCTAAAGTAATTTGGTAGTTATGGGAAAGATTATACAAGCAAATCAACTACAAGACCAATTGTTCCATCTACATAAACATGGTCAAACTCCGGGTTATAGAATTGGATTTCCTACTTTAGATAATCTTTATTCAATTAAACCAGGTAGAAGTACAATCATCTATGGACATCCTACAAGTGGTAAGAGTCAATTTCTAATTCAAACTCTTTGTGCTTTAGCTACAAGACATGGTAAAAGATGTCTAATATATACTCCTGAAACCGGAGCTGCATTTGAAATTTATGCTGAAATAATCCATTGTCTCACCGGTAAATCATTTGATAAAAGGTCATTGAACTATCATATCACAGAAAAAGAGTTACATAATGTAATGCCATTTGTTACAGATTACTTTAAGGTGATAGATGTAGATGAAAAAGGTTTAGATTTTGATGAATGGTTAGAACTTACTGATGAAGCTATTCGTGATTATGGAATTTTCAGTAGTTCAGCTGATAATTGGAACGATATAGAACATAAGTACAACATGACTATTAGCGAATACTTGAAACAACAACTTCCAAGAGTTAACCGACATGCAAGAAAAAATGAAACTCATAACTTTATCGTAGCTCATGCAAGAAATCCGGACCTTAAAGGAGGAGATAAATACCCATTAGCTCCAAGACCTGATGAAATAGAAGGAGGTTCTGTTTGGTATGCAAAAGCTCTTAACTTAATTTGTGTTCACAGAGATTATGAAGAACATGCAGAAGGCTGGAAACAATCAAGTGAAGCTCAGATAATCATTCGTAAGATGAAGAAACGAGCAGAAGGGCAGAAAGGAACTGCAAGATTAACTTTAGACTTATTTAGGAACGCATATTATGAGAATCAAGGAGAAAGATTCTACCTGGAGACTCCATTTAACGGATTACAAATTAATACTCCATTTTAAATTATTAAAAAAATGAAACAAAAAGAAATTATTGAACAATTAGAAACAGATTTAAATTCAAAAGAAATTCAGTATAAATTTGAAATAAATTGCAAATATGGTTTTTATACTTGTGCTAATTTTGATGATGATTTTTGTAGTACTTGCGATGAAGGAGATAATTATGAAGAAAATTATTTAAATTATGAATAACCTTGAACGCTACGAATACTACAAAGCTCAACAAGACCGACAAATTAATTTTATAATGACTAACTACGCAATGGCTGATATAGAAAGAAGATTAAAAAGAAGACCTGGAAGAATACAGGCAATAATTAATTTTGAAAATTTCATTAATCAATCCGAGAATCAAATATCATTAATACCGGATGAGAAAATTAGAGAATCTAAACTTGAGAAATTAAAAGAATTATATAAAATTCATGACATGATAACTCAAATGATTTCTGCTGAGATGTATGCATTGGCTAAATTAGATGAGGCTAAGGCTAAAATTATAGAGCTTGAACAGATTAACTACGATTTAGCAACTAAGATTAATATGCTTGAATTATGAAAATAGGATGGTTTAGTGCTGGTATCACAAGTGCAGTAGCTTGTAAATTAGCCTTACAGAATTATGATGATGTTGAACTATACTATATCCAAATTGATTCAGCACATGAAGACAATAAAAGATTTATTGCCGATTGCGAAAAGTGGTATGGCAAAAAAATTAATATTTTAAAATCAAAAAAATATAATGACCAATTTGAGGTAGCAGAAAAAAAAAGATATTTAAATGGACCAGCTGGAGCAGCATGTACTAAGAGTCTAAAAAAAGATGTAAGATTTGAACTGCAAAAACAATATCCTGATGCTAATCAAATATTCGGTTTTGAGTTTGAAAAGAAAGAAATTAATAGGGCAGTAAGATTTTCCCAGCAAAACCAATCTGTAAAACCTTTATATCCATTAATTGAAATGAAAATGACTAAGCAAATGTGTGCAGAGTTATTGTTAATGAATAGGATAAGACTTCCTAAAATGTATGAACTTGGTTATCACAACAACAATTGTATTGGATGTGTAAAAGGTGGTAAAGGATACTGGAATAAAATAAGAAAAGACTTTCCTACTGAGTTTGAAAAGATGAAAGATATTGAATTACAAATAGGTCATTCTTGTATTAATGGAACTTTTCTAAATGATTTATTACCCAATGAAGGCAGAAACGAACCACCTATCTTACCTGATTGCGGAAACTTCTGCGAGATTGAGTTAGCTGATTTGATTAGTCCTATAACTGATGAAGTATTAAATGATTCTAAAAGGATTAAGCAGCTTTATTTATTCTAATGTGAAAAACTAATGCATAAGTTATAGATGCAAACAGATATTATAAATTAAATTTGAATAACAATTAAAAACTACTTACAATGAGATTAAAAACTACTTTAATGGCAGCAAACATGGTACAACCTGACTGCTTTATTTACTTAGAAGATGAAAAAAGATTCTTTTATGTTGATGATACAGACCATGATGGAAATTATTGCATCTTTTACTTTGAAGAAGGAGTTAGTAAAAGAGGATTAGATGAATTTATTTTAACTTTTCATAGAAACAAAAAACTAATTATTTACGACCCATATGCTAATTAACATCAACCTTTGTCTTAGCGACATCCCTCAAGAAAAAATCTTCACTTCAAAGAACGGAAAGAAGTACTTATCAATTTGCGTAACTGATAGAAAAGAACCTGACCAGTTCGGAAATGATTTGACAGCCTACATTAATCAAAGCCAA